GCCAACAAAGCCTTAGCGACCCATTCGGCTTCAAGCCGCGTCAGGACGACAGGCGGGGCTCCGGGGCCAAGGCCCGCAGTCGCCCGCAGTTCGATGTGGTTGCCCGCGTTGGCGACCTGAACGGAGCCGCCGGATTCGGGGGGGAAGGTTTGGTCGGTCACAAGCCGCCCCGCCATGTCGCAAGCGCCTTGGACTTTTTTGCCTGCTGATCCAGCTTGCGTTGGCCGGCGCGGTCGGCAATCTCGTCCCACACGGTCCCCTCAAACGCCCTGGGGCTCATGTCCTTCTCGGCAGCGCCGCGCATGTCCGCGCACCAGTCCTCGATTGAGCCTTCGTAGGTCTTCGGGGGTTCGGGAAGTTCCAGAGCGAATCCGGTACGCATCTTTGCCATGTTCTCGGCTCCGTTCTTTGAACGCGCGGAACATTGCACCGCACGGATAAAAACTCAATACCCCGTTCGTGACCGACGACGGCCAGATTGAGCTCGGCGAACCGGGGCCTGTTGGACCTGGCTGAGTTTCACGGCGTAAGGCATAGCGAATGTGAGGCAGTTGAACACCAAAATCCCATTGGCATAGTAGGCATTATGCCGTTTCAGCGTTAGGTTGTAGACGCTGGTCAGCGGCCCGCTTTCGGTTTGAACAGATACGGGAACAACACTCTGTTTTCCGATGACGGTTTGCCATAAACGACTTTCCACAATAGGCGCAGCTCCTTTGGTCCGTAAAGTAAGTGCGAAACGCAATTGATTGAGCGCAAGCGCTAGAGCAAAACCTCTTATTTTCCAGCGTGCCCGAAAAGACACTCCCGCATTTTTCGCAAACGCCAGACAGATGCCCGCGAGGTCTATCCTCCCAGGTGCGTTTTCCATGCTCAGAATGCCATTGCCGACCCTGTTCTGACCTGTGCCACTCAGGAGCCCGCTCTCGGGCCTTGGCGAGGGATGCTTCCCTCTGTTCTCGATATTGGGGATCGGCAAGCCTTTCGGCCATATGCGCCTGTTGGTGTTTTCGGCGCTCAACGCATTCCAAATTGGAAATATCGTTGTTTGACCAATCGCCATCCTTGTGATGGATGTGGTGATCCTCTGGAATAGGTCCGTTATGGTCACGCCACACGCGGCGATGAAGAAGGCGCTCAGGGACGTTTTTCCGGCCGGACTGATAATAGCGACCAGAGGTCTGAAGCCGGAACCGTTCGCCGCAATAAATGATGCTTTCCACGCCAAGAGCCTCCAGGATTTGAATGGCTCCATTCTATCAGTAAGAGATAGCGCATCAAGGCGCTTCTCCCCGATCCCCCACACAAAAACTTTGTGTTCGCCGGTTCCGATAAGGGATGTGCCATCAGAGAAACCAACTGTCGTCAGGCTGGAAACCGGCTTCTCCCATAACTTTCCGACCTCGGAAGGCCCAAAAGGAGTTGTGACGATGTCGCCAACGCGCAAGTCCTGAATTGGCCGAGGCCCATTAGGGGTCTGAATCATCGTGTTTTTTACGAAACAAGCAGCGTCTCCCAAATCAGGAGAGGCTCCAATCCTTGATTTAATAGCGGCTTTTTCTTCAATAATTAATTCGTTAGAAGTGTTGTATCTAGTTTTTCCGTTTCCCCATTCCGCAGCAGTAAGGTCTGCCTGAAGGCCATCATCATCGGGCACTTGCACAGGCAAGTCCCCGTCAAACCATTGCCTCATTAAATCGTACATTTCCGCTCTGCGGTTAAAATACACGTCCTCGCCAGTCGGACCCTTGCTGATCGGGTTGCTACCGAAGTTCACGGCATTCAGGATATGGCCGTACCCCATATCCATCAGAATGTCATAAACGCCCGCCCCATTACTGCCAACGTCGATGTTGACCATGTCGGGGCGGACCCGGTCAATGATCGAAGCGACTTGTGCGGCGACGTAGGTAACGGAACCGCCAGGGTCCATCCTCATGGCAATTCGCTCGCCCATCCGACGACCGACCCTGTCGATCAGCCCGACCTTGTCGCCAGATCGCGCCGGGTCCACGCCCAGGATGACCGGGCCTGTGCCGATGATCACTTCCTCCGGGCGACGGGCCTTCAAAACGTGCATGGATGGAATGAAGCTACTCCCAGACGACTGGAATGCTTCATCGGCGGTTCCGGGAAATTCCTGCATGTATTTCCAGCATGGCTTGTCATAAGAGGCGCTTATACTTGTCGCCAGTTCCCTGTTCTTAACGTAGGCCCAATAGAGTTGTTCCCAACTTAAGTCGAAAACCTTGGCGTAGTCGTACCATTCTTTTGACGGCTCAAAGTCTTTCGGGCACTCCTTGACGTAATCTTCCGACCAGTACCAGGGGATAAAGATGGCTTCCAACTCGGAATCGCCGCGCATCGCAGCCTGATAGGTTCGGTAGAAGTAGTTTCCGACGCCGTTCGCTGTGCTTTCGAGAATGATCTCGGTTCCTTCGGCATCGCCAACGGCCTGCATGGCGCCCGCTGCAATCTCTTCGGCGTTCGGCCAGTGAGCGACTTCGGAACCGTGCCAAAGGTGGAAAGTGGCCGATCTGCCAGTTTCTTTTGTTCCCGCCGTGGCGACCTGATAGCCGCAGTCGTTGTCGGCGAAGAGCAGTTCCTTGGCGTTGCCGCGCTGGACGGGGTGGCGAAGCGGTTCCGGCGTGTGATCCTGAAATCGCTTGGCAATAGTGAATATAGTATCGGTGGCGGGTTGTTCGTGTGTAAGAATGTAAGCGCGAAGTGCTCGCTTAGAACCCCAAAGTTTATGTGAAAATCGAGCCTGTATATAAGTTGAGCAGCCCTGCTTCCTCCCTTTGACGATTATGGCGCGAACGCGGCCTTTTTCTCGCATTTGCGTTTCAAGACGCTCATGAATGTGCATCTGGATGCGGTTCAGTTTAAGCGGGACCACGTCGCCGCTCTTGGAACTGACCTTCAGTATCTTGTCGGAGAAGTATGGCAAATCGGTTTTGAGCCGCGCCATCCTCTCCGATTGGGCTTCGTCTAGATCAAGCGCCACCTAGTCGTCCCCGAGCGAATCCAGCACCGACTTGAGGCTAACCGAGCCGCCAACCTCGACGTTCTGCTTGTTCGCGTATTTCTGGGGGTTGAGCACCTGAGCGCGCCACATGCGGGCGTTCACTTGGAGCTTGCGATGGCCGAGCATGTCGGCGCGGCGCTTTTCGAGGATGCGAACGGCCTTGCCGTCGATCGTGCCATCGGCGTTTCGCGTCCCCTTAAGGAACTCCCGCTCCATCGTCTCTTCGCCCATCAGGGGGGCATTGGCGATGTCCATGATCTCGTCGGCCAGTGTGTCGGCCTGGATCAACCGAGCCTCATCGTGAAGGGCCTTAAACTCTGGTTTATCCCGAAGCCACCTTACCACCGTCGAAAGGTGCGGCATGTTTGGATCTTCGCAGATCGCTTTCATCGTTTTGCCGGCCGCGATCTCAGCACAGATCGCCACTGCCAGTTCGTCGGTATAGACGGCAACGTCCAAAAGCCCCTTATGCGGCTTGGTCATGGTCAAACTCCTTCGGGTTCGGCGCGGCGCGCTGCCGCCCGCTTATCCAACACCTTAAGGCCCTCTTCAATCAACCACCTGTTGAAGGCGATGATCCCCATGTTGAACTCCTTGGCGTAAGCGCGGCACCTATCGTCGGTCTCGTAGGTCACAGCCACGCCGAGAATCTTCGGGTAGACGCGGTTTTCCGGGTTAGGCATTGGGCGCCCGCCAGGTTGATCCTTGGGGAACTTTTTCGCCGCCTTCGCCGCGCGCTTTGCCTTCACAATGTCCAAACTGCTCATATCGACTTCCTTTCGGCAAATTTCGCCTCAGCCACTTCTCGCAAATGCTCCCCCAGGAATGCCCGTAATGCCCTGATCTCCGCAACCGTCCAAGCCGTCACGGGTGGGCCTCCGCCCGATCTGGACATAACCAAGCGGTTTTCTACCCCGCTTCTGAGCATCACCGCCGGCTCTCCGCCGGTCCAGGGGTTAGGCATCAAGATCCTCCACCATTTGAATCCTCTGGCCGATATGGCGCATCACGGGAACCGCCATTGAGTTACCCAAGCTTTTGTATC